TACTGTATTCAATCTAGATATCAGTGCCATGCTTGCGGGCAGTAAGTATCGTGGAGATTTTGAAGAACGATTTAAACTGGTACTCAAAGCTCTTACTGGCAAAGGTAAAACTATTCTGTTCATTGACGAAGCACACATGATCAGTGGTGCAGGAGCAGGTGGTAGTAATAGTAGCAATGACCTTGCTAACATGATGAAGCCTGCACTAAGCAAAGGTAACATTAAAGTTGTAGCATCAACTACTTGGGAAGAATACCGCAAGTACTTTGAAAAGGATCGTGCATTGATGCGTCGATTCCAACGCATTACTATTGACGAGCCTACTCCAGAAATGGCCATTGATATTCTTAAAGGTATTAAGAAGTATTACGAAAAACATCACAATGCTACTATTACCGATGCCGCGGTCGAAACAGCAGTTAAATTAAGTGTCAAATACTTAACTGATAGAAAGCTACCAGACAAGGCTATTGACCTGATTGACGTTGCTTGCTCACGCTTTAACATCAAACAAGTTGACAACAGAAACGTTGATGTAGCTGAAATTCAATTTGAACTTGCTAAAATGGCCAATCTTCCTGAGGAAACTATTAAAGAAAAAGAAAGTGAAAATCTTGCTAGTCTTGAAAAGAATCTCAAAGGTGAAGTCTACGGACAAGACGAAGCTATTACAGAAGTTGTTGACAAGATACTTGTTGCCCAAGCTGGTTTGAAAGCAGAGAACAAACCTATTGGTAGCTTTGTGTTCATGGGACCAACTGGTGTTGGTAAAACAGAAGCCGCTAAACAATTGGCTAGACAGCTGGGTGTTCCAATGATCCGATTTGATATGAGTGAATATCAAGAGAAACATTCAGTAAGCAAGTTAATTGGTAGCCCTCCAGGTTACGTTGGCTTTGAAGAAAATGCAGGTCTATTGATTACCAAGTTACAAGAACAACCACATTGTGTGTTGTTACTGGATGAAATTGAAAAGTCACACCCAGATGTATCTACCATATTGTTGCAGTTAATGGACAACGGTAAAGTTACAGGAAGTAATGGTAAAGAAGCCGACTGTCGTAATGTAGTGCTTATCATGACCACTAACTTGGGTGCGGCAGATGCTGATCGCAACATTATTGGTTTTGGCAGTCAAGAGAATGACTACGAAGATAAAGAGCTTAAGAAGTTCTTTGCTCCTGAGTTCCGTAATCGTTTAGATGGTATCATTACATTCAGCAAGTTAAGCAAAGAAACAATGATCAAGATTGTTGGCAAGTTCTTGGTAGAACTTAAAGCTCAGGTTAACGACAAGGGCATCACTGTTACCATTAGCAATGAAGCTATTGACTACTTGGTAGAAAAAGGCTTTGACAGTAAAATGGGTGCTAGACCTTTACAGCGTGTTATCGACAAGGATGTTAAGCGTCCGTTGTCACGTGAGATGTTGTTTGGCAGTCTAAAACATGGTGGTGCTGTTGACATTGACGTTGATGACTCTGGTATCAAATTGAAAGTTAAAGAGAATGTATCAGAAGAAAACTACCAAGCTGTTCTTTAACAAGTACATCTACAAGGTAGCAGTTCGTACTCCGTTGTCTATACTGTTTAGAGGTAAAAATCTACCGGTCACTAGACAACAGATTGAAGTGTTATCTGAACGTTTTAGTAATGCAAAAGTGGTATCAACCAACATAGCCGACGGCTGGCGTAGTAGGCGACAGGCCACATCAGCAGATACGTTTGTTGGTCTACTGTTGTTGGATCAATTAGAGTCACTTGGTGATTTTACACTTAGAGTTGAGGGTAGTACAGTAGGCCTGTATTGTAACGATCTGGATTTTATTTCAAAAATTACCAGTATTGTTGACATTGATATAGAAGAAATTGTAGTACCAGAAACAGACGAAGTTCGAGATTACTTACTGTCAAATCCCAAGTCTATTATTCGCAGTGAATATACTCACAAGTATAAAGTAACGATTAATGCTCTATGGGCGTCTGCTGATAACTTTAAAGCATGGGCTGTTAAGTTGCCTAAGATTAAGACTACAAAGAACAAATACAAGTACGGCGGGCACTTTTATGTAGCAGATGAGAAGACTTTGAGCCTTTGCCACATCTTTTTAGCTGATAAAATACGTAAAGTAGAACAACTAGTCACTACAACGGAAATTTAACCTAACTTCAAAATAGCATAAATACTCTATAATAAGGTATCTGTGCTATGAGAATGGATGAAGTCATAAACTCTGTGATTAACTTAGAAGAAATGGATCTACCCGACGATCTTCATTTCTTCATGCATAATGATCACAATTTCTATCGTAAAGTGTTCTTTCCTATGATCAGCAAGGTTAAAGCACACATTAAGGCAGGCAATCGTTGCCACGATGAAGTGTTTCGTCCCTGTGTAGATCATGCCGCAGAATCATACTGCAAAAAGTTTAATATCCCCGATAACCACAAGTCAGTATTCACTGATGTAGACCGTGACGAATTAGCCCGTAAGATTTTTGGTCAAGAAAAAGATCGTATTGAACAGGGCGACTACGATGGAGATGACCAATGATTTTATTAGAAGGTGGTAATGTATTTGCTAACGCAACAGCCTTTGATCACAAAGATGTGCCTGCAATACTTAAAACAATCAACGGAGCACTAGCAGGTACAGGCATCATTGCCATACCTGTGGGATCTGCGGCTACACCAAAACACGGACATACCAGCGGCGACATGGATGTTATTGTTGATGAGCAGGCAGTGCTAAACTATTTTAAAGCCAAGGATGCCAAAACAGGGCGCAAGGCACTTAACGATTATATCAGCGGTAAAGGATTAGAGACTGCACAAAGCGGTATCAATGTACACGTAAATGTACCTGTAGGCAATGAGTTTCATCAAGTGGACGTCATGGTATCAGCTAATGCTGAGAAAGTATCAAAATTTCATACACATGCTATTCCAAATAACAGTCCTTACAAAGGTGTTAACAAACAACTAATGATGGCCATACTGGCCAAACAGAAAAACTACATGTGGAGTGCATGGCAAGGCCTGTTTAGTCGTACACCAGAAGGCAAGAAAGGCGAGCTTGTTGCCGACAACTTGGATGACGTGGCTAAACATCTATTTGGTCCCACTGGTAGTGCTAAGGATTTGGGCAGTGTAGAAGCTATCCTTGCCGCATTGCCTAAGCCAGAAGCAGATGCTCTATTAGCAAAAGCCAAAGAAGATGCCAACTGGAAAGAAGTGCCAGTCAAACAAGAAAGTTATCGCATTGGGACTAATGAATGGTTCCGTCATATGTTGGACAAGGTACAGCTATGAGATTAAGACAACTGTTTAAAGAAGCAGAAGCGCCTAAACAGTTAGGTCGAGCATTCAACCACCTTGAAGATTTAGTTTTCTTTCACGGTACTAAAGGCACACTTGAAGCACTAAGTCATATTAAAGACTTTGCTAGCCAAGAAGGCGCAAGTAGTATTCGTATGAAGTGGGACGGCAATCCACAAATATATTGGGGTCGTGCAGAAGCAAACGGTCCTTTAATCTTAGCAGGACACAATGGTTGGAGCAAGGGTGCTGTGACAGACAGTCCTGAGGCAGTACAAGATTTCATTGCTAACAAATCAGGTAGTCCAAAGACTCCAGAAGAAAAAGCCGCACGTGATAAGTTTGCCAGCGAGTTTTCTAGCCTATATCCTTTATTTGACAAAGCTACTCCACGTGACTTCGTGGGCTTTGTTTATGCAGATGGATTATTCCTACAACAACCTGCGGCAGACAAAGAAGGTGTGTACACATTCTGTCCCAATCCAAAGAGTCAAACTTGTTATCATGTTCGTGCTAACAGTGGGCTAGGTAAACGTATCAGTGGCGCACAAGTAATGGTTGTGGGCCATGCGTTCTTTCCAGAGTTTGGTATGCCTGATGCTAGTCAAAAGCCTATCAGTGACTTTAGTCAGTTCAACAGCAACCCACAATTAATTGTTCTTGGTCCAATATACAACAGCAAACCTGTTAAGATTGACACTACTTCAGTTGACGCTATTGAACAGTTTGCACAGGCACACGGCGGGCAGATGGACGGCTTCTTACAAGGACTTCCGGGACTGGGAGACTTAAAAAATATTATCTACACTTACGTAAATCAAACTGCCAAAGCAAAACAGTTAGACAGCCTAAGTCCAAAACATTTTACAGAATGGTTAGCAACGTCAAAGACCAGTCCAGGCAAACAACAAAAGATTAATGATCTAGTTGCGGCTAATCCAACAGCACTGGCAACTATCTTTACACTGGTAAAAAGAATACAAGCAATGAAAGACGACATCATTGATCAAATTGAAGGTGAACAAGGTGAGATATGGGACACACATGGCGAAGGTCGTGTGCGTTATGCAGATCAAACCAAACAGCTAGGTCACGTTAAACTTGTACCTCGCAAGCGTTGGACGCCGACCTAAGGACTTATTATGAAACTAAGACAACTATTTGAAGGGATGGGTCAAGAAGTTGCCATTATATTTGGCCGCTTTAATCCTCCGCACAAAGGCCATAGAGCCGCATGGGAACTTGCCGCCAAGAGTCCCGTTTGGTATGTGGGCACTAACGAAAGCACAGTAGGCCCAAAGGATCCACTACCATACGGCGTCAAAGTAGAAGCAATGACTGCCATATGGCCAGAAGTTGAAGGACATATTATTGCAGAAACAAGTTGGTTAACATTAGCTAGCCTAGTATATGAAAAGCACGGCGATGTTACACTACTATGCTTAACTGATGAAGATTGGGTTACTAAAACAATCATACAGTATAATGGTAAAGAAGGCGGTCATGGTTTCTACAACTTTAAAACTATCAAACAAAAACCAACACCTCGTTTAAGTTCAGCTACTGCGCTACGTGATGCTGTGACAAAAGATGATCGTGAAGCATTTGCTAATGCCGCAGGTGTTCCTGCCGATACTCCTGTTGCAGGAAAGCCATTCTTTGATCTAGTAGCAGAATACCTGCTACCATACTCTAATGCTCCAGTAAAAAAATCAGCAAAGAAAAAAGCTCCGATAAAAGGCCTGGATGAATTTGCTATAAGTGGCGATGATGGAGAAGATCCAGCAGATAACTATCCTTGTTATGATTGCGGTAGTACAATATTCTTACATCATACCAAGTTATGCGAGTTAGCAGAAGATAATGCTATAAGAGATTTACCAGCAAAGCAAAGATCACAACACTGGACTGGTGAGATTCCTAAAGGTCTACAGCCTATTCCAGGATTGCAAGAGGGCATTATGAGCTTTATGTCTCAAGCAAATCCCAGAACTAAAAAATCTTCGTCTTTATCTACCATGAGAAAAGAGTTTGAAAAAGAAAAAGATAGCAACGGTGCTAACTATATGCGTAGCAAAGATCTACCAAAAAAACCTCAGCATGTAAGAACTGTTCGATCAGAAGATGGAGAAGGTACTCCAGAAGGACTTCCACATTTAACTAAAACTATGTTAACACACATTGTACAACAAGTTGGCTCAGAAGGCGCTCACGCTATTATTAAAAGTTTAGAGTGGGGCGATGGTGCTAGTAAAGAATTGTTACATTTGATTGTTAAAGACATAGAAGACGATATAAAAGCCAATGACTTTAAACAAGAAGATGCGGCAGGTGTGGGTATTATTACTAAACAAAACTCAACTGTAGATGTAAACAAAGGCACGCCACGCAAAAATCTCAAAGCATTTAAACTAGTATGAAACAATATAGGATAACAAGTCAAGACTTAAATCAGGATAGTCCTGATGATTGTTATCTTGCGCCCGAAGATCCAATCCATGAATTAAAGATTTTATCTGGCATGGGCGGCTTAGGTGGCGAGGCTAGATTACATGAGTATCGTGCCAATCAAGGTAGTAACATAAGTGTTACTGGAGATAGCAAAGGCGAACTAATGAAGAAGCATAACATACAACCTGGAACTAAAGAATGGTTTAAGTTATGGTTCAGTCGCCCGTACCTTACAGGAGAACCGCCTGTATGAGATTACGTGAGCTATTCGAGCACAAGAAAGGTATTCGTGCTAAAAAATATAACAAAAAACCTAAGAAGTTTATTGAACCTATTAAACCTAAAAAAGCAGAAGCGTCCCATACAACAGAAGACCTAGACGAAGGTTGGAAAACTAAAGTTGCAGGTGCCGCAATGGCAGCGGCAAATATGTTAGGAACACCGGCCCATGCTAACGATGTAGAATATAAACTTCCCGATATTGTTGCTCATATTACTATGACAGTAAATGGCAAGACGATTGAAAAAGAAATTAATCTAGGTACTGAATATCAAAGTCCGGCAGAAGCAGAAAAAGCTGTTGCTAAATGGTTAAAAGAAAAAGGTATTAAAAGTTATAGAATAGATTTACAACGTGCTAATACAAATAAAGATTAGAAAAATATATTAAATATTGCATGAGGGAAATATTATGAAAATGCGCGAACTATTAGAAGCAAAAACTAAAAAAGCTGAAGCACCTAAGCCACGTAACTTTGTGGCTAAAAATGCTATTAACACAGGCGCTGGCGCACACAAAGACAAAAAGAAAGCCGCAAAGCAAGGTGATGCTAAACACAAAAACAAAGATTTTGAGATGGCTGAATCTGCTAGTGCAGGTGCTACTAGTGCGGCTAACGTAGGTGTAGGTCCTGTATACAAAAACAAAAAACCCAAGATGCAAAAGCCCGGAACTAACGCTTTAGATGGCGATAACTTAATGACCGGTGGCAGTATTGTAAAACGCTAAATATATAAAGACAACGGAGTTACCCTCATGCAACCACAAGTACAAATGCAAGGCCCAGACGACGAAGGCGGAATGGCCCGTGCTGACCTATATAGAGCTGCCAAGCACTCTATGAAACTGTTTCAAATGATTCAGAATAACCAACAGTTAGAAGGTTGGGTACAAGCAAAAATTACCAAAGCGGCAGATTACTTAGACAGTATCTACCACTATATGGAATATCAAGTAAAGTTTGGTCAAGGCGCAGTTGCTGCCAGTGTTGACGACATTACTGGAGACATGGAAACTGCCGCTAGAGCCGCAGAAGAGGATGACGAAGAAAAAACTGATATGGAAGAATCTATGAACTACGAACAAAAACTACAGGCACTATTAGAAAGTGCTGTTAAAAAAGCCAAGAAAGATTACGACGGCGACGGCAAGATCGAAACTGGTAAAGACGAATATTTAGGTAGCCGAATCGCTGCCGCTAAGAAAGCTGGCAAAATGAAAGAAGGAACTTGTTCTGTCTGCCATAAAGATCCGTGCAAGTGTAAAGATGTTAAAGAAGGTTTCCCAACTGTTGATGATGCAAAGAAAAATGCACAGGGTACAGCAGGCATGAAACCAGGTGAAAAGAAAAAGTCTAGCACTGGTGGTACTATTGAAAAGACCAAAACTGGTATCAAGCATACTGCTGGTAAGAACTATAGTGGCAAAGGTGTTGCAGAAGCAAAGTTTGATCCATTGAAGCATGTTAAGAATCCTACTCCAGGTGAGAAGGCAGCGGCTAAAGATGTTAAACGTGGTAGCTATGCAGATCGTGCGGCAATGTTAAAGTCTGCAGAAAAAGACGGACGTCTAAAAGAAGCCGATGGTAAATGCAATCATACACCAAAAGGTGAAAAGTGTCCAGTACACGGTTTAAAAGAATGTGGTACTATGATGGCCTATGAAGCTGCCAAGCCAAGTGCAGGAATGAGTAAAGGTGCTAAGTCAGCATTAGTTAAGAAAGCCAAGTCAGGTGGCGATATTGGTAAGCCAGGTAAGAGCTTTGACAAAGTAGCTAAGGCTGCTGGCGGTGGTGAAAAAGGCAAACGCATTGCCGCTGCCGCTATGTGGAAGAACGCTGCCAAGTAAGGAATAGACAAAATGGATATGAAGAAAATATTACAAGCCTTTGACGGGGCAACTACAAAGAAGCCTGTGCAAGGTGCTAATGATATGAAGAAGTTTGTATCCATTGTTCGAGAAAGCACTAACTCTTATACACCTGCACAAGAATCTGTTATTACAAGTTTTGAAGAAGGTTCAGTAGGGGGTGATGCTAACGCATTCTTGTTAGCCGCTGATACTATTCAAGACGAAGTAATGGCACAAGTTAACAAGATCAAGATCAATGCAGACGAAGCTAGCCTACGTGACATGATGGACAAGTTCAATGCATTTATGACTGCTTATCATAATGTGGGTAAAGGCATTCTACAACCAGACATGTTTAACGACAGTATGGGTGAAAGCACAGACGAACAAGTTGACGAAGCTGGTCAATATGTTAAACCAGGTAGCTCATCAGCATACGATAGAGATTATGCGTCAAGTGTAAGCGGCATGGGCAAAAGAGATAGTATTGCTTATCAACAAGACGGCGGTGCCAACGACGAAGGTTGGGATGAACCAAAAGGTCGATATCAAGCGCCCCAAGACAAGCCTGTAATGAGTGGCATGTTCTTTTATAATGTGCAACCTGGACAAGAACAAGAAGCGGCAAGTTTAGGTGTTAAGAAAACTAAGAGTGGCAAGTGGGCAAAGACAAAATATAACACTAGCGGTCGCACATTTGATATGCAAAAACACATGGCTGACAAAACATTTGGTGCTGGCAAGTGGTGGTCTCCTAAGACAGAAAGCGTTCAACCTGTAGCAGAAATGGACAAAAGTCAGACTCCCCCAGGACGTGATGGTAGTAATGGTGATAGTGATGCTGGCAAGAAAGAATACAACGCTAAAGTAGTCAAGCCAGGTGATGTTGCTAAGAAAGCAACTGCTGTTCTTGACAAAGCGATGAAAAAGACACACGCTAAAGAAAATTTAAGTTTTAAAGACTACGTTAACTTGGCAGAAGCCAAAAAAGGTCTTGAATAATGGAACAGTTGATAAACGCATTGAAGATAGCATTTGCCAGCGAATACTCATTTGCATTGAAAGCACAAAACTTTCATTGGAATACTGAGGGGCCGGACTTCTACGAGTTTCATTTGTTATTTGAAACAATCTATGACGAAGTCTACGGAAGCATTGATGCATTTGCAGAAAACATTCGTAAAAGCGGCGCATATACTCCTGCCAGTTACAGCAAGTTTAGTATGCTGTCTACAGTAACTGAAGAAAATGCAGTACCTGATCCACGCTCTATGACTGCTGAACTATTAGCTGACAGTGATAAACTAGCACAACTAATGGCAATGGTTTACAAAATGGCAGAAAGCGCAGGCGAGTTTGGTCTAGCTAACTTTCTAGCTGATCGTCAAGATGCACATCGCAAGCACAGTTGGTTTTTGCGTTCTACACTAAAATGAGAGAAAATGAATATCCAGTCTATCCAGAAGATGATGGGACCGACCGTCCTAGAAATCCTTACAGCCCTGTATAAAGGACTAGCACTTTTTGGTGCTGGTATGGGTGGTATTCCATTATCTATTGGAGATTTAACAGATTATGAGAGCAAATGAGTTTATAACTGAAGCGTGGAGTCAGAAATACAAAAAGAGTATTAACTGCTCGCATCCTAAAGGCTTTAGCCAACGTGCTCACTGTGCCGGCAGAAAGAAACACAACGAAAGTGTTGAAATGGAAATGGTCTGCCCTGATTGCAATATGTGTGAATCCCATGGCAATGTTATGGAAATTAAGAAAGGTGCTAAAGACAGCAACGGCTTTACTAAATGTTGGTCTGGATATCATGCCGCAGGTACAAAACAAGGTAAGAACGGTTCAGTACGTAACTGTGTAAAGAATGAAAGCACAGAGCTAGAAGAAGAGTTTGATCTTATTGAATCAATTATATCCGACCTAGCTTTACGCAATGGTGTTAACGAAGATGCTGTCTGGGAAGATTTAGAAACACTCACAGACGATGAGCTATATGTGTTTGCTGTTACACAACCAGTTAATGAAGATTGGCAGAAAGTCAACAAACACGATAAGACTTCGGGTATGAGTCAAAAGGCTGTCAATGCCTATCGCAGAGAAAACCCAGGTAGCAAACTAAAGACTGCCGTAACGACTAAACCTAGCAAACTAAAGCGCGGTAGTAAGAGTGCCAAGCGTCGATCGAGTTATTGTTCTAGATCCGCTGGACAAAAACGTATGCATCATATAGATTGTTCAAAGACTCCAGATAAGGCAATCTGTGCGGCACGTCGTCGTTGGAACTGCTAATGCTGGTTAGAGAACTGCTTGAAAATTTTGCCGACGGAAAACATCCAGAAGATAAAGGTGATGCTAAACGTCACGGTATCAATACCAAAGCTAGTGTAAGTTCATTACGTAAAACTGCCAAGCAAGGTGGGCGTAAAGGACAACTAGCGCACTGGTTAGCAAATATGAAAGCAGGTCGTGCCAAACACGAAAGTGTAGAATCTACTGATCCCAAGAAAGAAAAACTTATACACGACTTTCTTAAGTTTGCCGCTAAGAAGCTACAACTAAGATCTGACTTTACAATAGAGTTTAGTTACGATACTAAAGCCGCGCAAGATGAACATCATACAGGCGCATATAATTTTAAAAAGAATCATATGACGGTGTACTCTGCACACCGTAATCTAATAGATATACTACGTACACTATGCCACGAACTAGTACATGCTAAACAAGATCAACTAGGACAGTTGCACCACCACGATGCTCCGGGCAGTCCGCACGAAGCACAAGCAGATGAAATAGCAGGATATTTGATTAAGTTATATGTGAAGAAACATCACGATATAATACAATGAACACACCTTAGGACCGGTACTTGTTACCGAAAGTGTGCGCCGGCTGCTGGCGCAGGACGGCCCGATTCGCTACCGGGAATCCTGAAAGTGAGCATTTTTTACGGCTAAATATTGAATGATGATTATATTATATACACTGATAGTAACACACATTACTATTGTCTGCGTTACCCTGTTCCTGCATAGAGGGCAAGCACATAAAGGATTTGTGTTTAATCCTGTGCTAGAGCATTTTATGAGAGCATGGTTATGGCTAACAACCGGAATGGTTACTAAGCAGTGGGTAGCCATACACCGCAAGCATCACCGATTTAGTGATGAGTCTGGTGATCCGCATAGTCCTCATGTATATGGTATATGGCGTGTATTATTTAAAGGTGCAGGATTGTATCATTCTGCAAGCAAAGACGCTGAAATGATCCAACAGTACGGTGTAGGTACACCCGATGATTGGATTGAACGCAACGTGTACACCCAACACAGTCGCCTGGGCATTCTCCTAATGTTAGTCATAGACTTATTGTTATTTGGGCCGTTAGGCTTTATAGTGTGGGGTGTACAAATGCTATGGATCCCATTCTGGGCCGCTGGTGTTATCAATGGCCTAGCACACTGGTGGGGGTATAGAAATGGAGAAACAAAAGATCGTAGTCGTAATATTGTGCCTTGGGGCATTATTATTGGTGGTGAAGAACTGCACAACAACCACCATCTTGAACCAGCGAGTGCCCGCCTCTCTAAGACTTGGTGGGAATTTGATATAGGTTGGATGTGGTTTACAGTATTTAAAACACTCAGACTAGCAAAACTTAGATAAATACTAGTATGAGAGCAAAAGAATTTATTGTTGAACAAGGCCACGGTGGGATGAAGAAAATTGATCCTGCCGCTAAAGCCGCGCTGAAAAATGCTATGACATTTCCAAGTATGAATCAAAGCACTGGAAGTGCTTATTTAGGTTGGCGCATGGGTATTGCTCTTGCAGGCGCACCTGATTATCCTACTAAGATGGAAGCAGATAACTGGATCGGTGGAGATCCCTTGTTATCAACATATACTGACGAAGAAATGGAAATGGTCAAAGCTGCCGCTAAGGCTATTGGTGGCGGTGTTCCAGAAAACTGGTCTGGCAAACGTAGCGAAGAGCTTCCGGGCACACATAAAACAAGCCCCGTGGCCAAACCAAAACGTAACAAGTACGGCGTATGAAAATAAACGAACTATTAACAGAAGCTCCCATTGACTTTGATCCTAGTGAGCCAATGAATCCCTTAGTACATAGTCACCAAGGTGCCAATCCTGGTAAGCTACAGTATCGTATGCTACGTGCGGCAGGTCAGTTAAAAGATCTTGCTAAAAGAGCAGAACACGCTAGTCCCCTAGAATGGGAAATGATTTCAAAAAACTTTTCAGAACTAGCAATGAACGTTGAACAGATTAGACATGGTCTAGAAGAACTTGCTACACAACGTAAAAAAGGTGGCGTCCGTTCAAGAGGCATTGATCCAAACATTGGATAAAATATAGTTGACACTGTCAACGCAAGGCTATATAATAAGGCATTACTAAGGAGAAGTTATGGGCTCACGCACCTATGGACCAGAAGAAAAGGCCAAACTAGAAAGACTCATCAACGAAGGCGTTCAGATCAAATATGAAATGGAAAGCCTGTCAGAAGGACTCAAAGAAACTGTTAAAGCAGTTGCTGAAGAGTTAGAAATCAAACCCGCACTAATTAATAAAGCTATCAGTATTGCCCATAAAGGCAATTGGAATGACGTATTCAGCGACTTTGACGATCTTGAAACATTAATCGTGACTGTAGGCAAGGATAAATGATTGCTACAATATTTGGTCCAACTCTACAATGGATTAGAGACGATTGGTCTAGTCATCCTCTACGTTTTTGCGTTGAGTTGCTTGCTTGGGCTATTAGCGTTGGTTGCTCAATCACAATGGCAGTCACCGTACCTAATCCTCCTCTTCTTGTACTATATCCTATCTGGATTAGTGGCTGTGCTATGTATGCATGGGCTAGCTTCACTAGGAAGAGCTTTGGTATGTTGGCTAATTATATCTTGCTGACCACTATTGATAGTATAGGCTTGATTAGGATGCTAAGTAATTAAGAGAAAGGTTTAGTCAGCCATAAATGACTGCATTGGTATTTGTGAGCCCTAAATCACATAAGGAGAAATATGAGTTATGTAGATGCTCTCTTTGACAGAGAGAACGACACTATTAAAGTCGTCGAACGAAACAATAAAGGCGAACGGGTCTATAAAGAGCACCCTGTACGCTATACATTTTACTACCCGGATCAACGAGGCAAGTTTACTAGCATTTATGGTGAGCCACTTGCCAAGGTAGTATGCAAGAACACTAAAGACTTCCGTAAGGAAGTTTCTATTGCTTCAAATAAAGAACTGTACGAAAGTGATATTAATCCGATCTTTGTACACTTGTCTGAAAACTATTTAAATCAAGACGCACCCAAACTAAACATCTGCTTCTTTGACATTGAGGTAGACTTTGATCCAGAACGTGGCTATAGTACCCCTGAAGATGCCTTTATGCCAATCACTGCTATCACTGTTTACCTAAAGTGGATGAAGAAGTTAATCACATTGGCATTGCCACCTAAGGGCATGAAAATGGAAGATGCTGTTAAACTAGTGTCCGATATTCCAGATACACACTTGTTTGACAACGAAGCAGACATGTTGGAAACATTTTTAGATCTTATTCAAGATGCTGACATTATATCAGGGTGGAATAGCGAAGGCTATGACGTACCATATACTGTTAATCGTGTTACTCGGGTATTGAGCAAAGAAGATACTAAACGGTTTTGTTTATGGGGACAATTGCCCAAGAAGCGTGAGTATGAAAAATATGGGAAGCAGGCTGTAACATATGACTTTCACGGTCGTGTACATTTAGATAGTCTTGAACTGTATCGCAAGTATACCTACGAAGAACGTCATACATACCGATTGGATGCTATTGGAGAAATGGAAGTAGGCGAGAACAAGACAGTCTACGAAGGCACATTGGATCAGTTGTACAACAATGACTTCCATAAGTTTATTGTCTATAACAGACAAGATACCTTGTTGTTAAACAAACTGGATGACAAATTAAAGTTCATTGATCTTGCCAATACACTGGCACATGAATGTACTGTGTTGCTACAGACCACAATGGGTGCTGTTGCTGTAACTGAGCAGGCTATTATCAACGAATGTCATCGTAGAGGATTTCAAGTTCCTAATAGACAAAAGCGTGATGAAGATGCTGACAACAGTGCCGCAGGTGCATATGTAGCATATCCCAAAGAAGGTATTCACGAATGGATCGGATCATTGGACATTAACAGCCTTTATCCAAGTGCCATTAGAGCACTTAACATGGGTCCGGAAACTATTATCGGTCAGTTACGTCAAACTGAAACAGATAACTTTATCCACGAACAAATGACACTTAAAAAGAAATCGTTTGCCGCAAGTTGGGAAGGTATGTTTGGTTCGATAGAATATCAGCATGTGATGGAACAACATATTGACAAGATAGTCAATATTGACTGGGAAGATGGCAATAGCACAGAGCACAGTGCCGCCGAAGTCTACAAGTTGATCTTTGACAGTAACCAACCTTGGATGATCAGTGCCAACGGTACTATCTTTACCTATGAGAAAGAAGGCATTATCCCGGGCTTGTTAAAGCGTTGGTATGCTGAACGTAAAGAAATGCAGGCCAAACTCAAAGACTGTATCAAAGCAGAGAACAAAGTAGAAGAAGAATATTGGGATAAAAGACAGCTGGTCAAGAAGATTAACCTAAATAGTCTATATGGTGCTATCCTTAATGCTGGTTGCAGATTCTTTGACAAGCGTATTGGACAGTCAACTACCTTAACAGGACGACAAATTGTTAAACATATGGCTGGCAAAGTGAACGAGATTATTACAGGTGATTTTGATTATCGTGGTAAAGCAATTATCTACGGTGATACTGACTCATGTTATTTTTCCGGGTATACAACACTAAAGAAAGACATCGACTCTGGCGCTATTCCCTGGACCAAAGAAAACGTTATTGCCTTATACGATCAGGTCGGTGATGAAGTTAATAAAACGTTTCCAAGTTTTATGGAAAATGCATTTCATTGCCCGCCTAGTCGAGGTGAAGTTATCAAAGCAGGTCGAGAGATTGTTGCTATCAAAGGCCTGTTCATTACCAAGAAACGTTATGCTGTATTGTACTATGACAAGGAAGGCAAACGTAGTGACGTAGATGGTAAACCGGGCAAGATCAAGGCCATGGGCTTGGATTTGAAACGCAGTGATACTCCTGAATTTATTCAAAACTTCTTGAGTGATATTTTAGAACGTGTCTTAACTGTTGGGTCAGAAGATGCTGTGTTGGAACATATTACTAGATTCCGCAGTGAGTTCAAAGCTAGGCCTGGTTGGGAGAAAGGTAGCCCTAAACGTGCTAACAACATTACCGAGTATCAGGCCAAAGAAGCCAAAGCAGGTAAAGCCAATATGCCAGGTCACGTTAGAGCAAGTATTAATTGGAATACTCTGCGCCGCATGAATGGCGACAAGTATTCAATGCAAATTACAGATGGACAAAAAGTTATTGTCTGTAAACTCAAACCAAACCCAATTGGCTTTACATCAGTTGCATATCCAGTGGACGAATTACGTTTACCTAAATGGTTTATGGAATTACCATTTGATGATGCAGAAATGGAGCAGACTATTATTGATAACAAACTAGAAAACTTGATTGGTGTTTTGGGTTGGGACATTAAGAGTACAGAAGAAAAGAACACTTTTAATCAACTCTTTGAGTTTTAAAAGGTTGACAACACATATTAATCAATATACAATACACATAAGGAGAATCATATGATTAAGGACATTTTAACAGACATCGTAGCACATACACACAGCCTGGGCTTTTTACCATTGGTAAAAATTACAGGCGACAAAGCTACAACAACAATTGAGTCAATGGCTGAGGATCGTTCAGTTATTGTAACTGCTAGTGCTCATAAGGCAGTTGACGAATTTGAAGGCACATTTGGTATGCCAAACTTAGACAAGTTGAATCTTCACTTGAAGAACCCAGAGTATAAAGAAAATGCAAAAATTGATGTTTCTACCGCAGAACGCAACGGTGCTACTATTCCTGTTGGTTTGCATTTTGAAAATCAAACAGGCGACTTCCAAAACGATTATCGTTTCATGAACGCTGACATCATTAACGAAAAGTTAAAGACTGTGAAATTTAAAGGCGCAAGCTGGGACGTAAGTTTTGAGCCAACTGTTACTGCTATTCAGCGTTTGAAATTACAAGCGGCTGTACATACTGACGAAACTGTTTTCCAAGTGCGTACAGACAATGGTAACTTGGTATTCTTCTTCGGCGATGCAAGTACACATGCAGGTTCGTTTGTGTTCCAAGCAAATGTTAGCGGCAAGTTAAAGCATACATGGGCATGGCCTGTACAACAAGTTATTAGCATCCTAAATCTTTCTGGCAATATTACTATGAAAATTAGTGATGCAGGTGCTATGCAGATCACTGTTGATTCTGGTGTTACAGAATACAATTACATTTTACCAGCACAGAGCAAATAATTATGACAATGACCGTTGAACAAATTATTGCAGGTTGTTTAGTCTGGACTATTTTAATAGTCTTAGTATATCGTCATATTACGTTTACTAAGATTAAAGAATGTTACGGCATGTGGTTTACAAAGGAATATTGGATCAACTATAATACTGTAGAGTTTTTAAGTTGGGCGGCTAAAGCTGTTATCATTATTCCTGGCTTGATATTTGGTATACAAATTTGGTGGTTATATTTCTTTACACTAGCAACTAGTTTAACACTTATATGGGCTAGTGAAAAGAAACTGTTACCGACACTGGTAGGATTTAATACTATTTGGGCTTGGATCAGCTGTATGGTATTAGCGCAACATTTACTTAAATGAATAAAAATCTAACAGCAACGCAAAGCGATTACGCATATTTCTTGCCAGCTACGTCAGGATTCTATAGTACATTCATAGGCAAACAACGCTATGGAAACTATGTAGATCCTGCACGTATTCCTCCAAGTCTTGCTAATGGTGTAGAAAGCCTTAACTATCTTAATCCAGACAAGGGTCAGTTTTACTTTGATCACTGTTTGTATTCAGCAGGTCATGCTAACTTAGACCTTAATAAACCAGACGAAACTGAAGACATGTTCCGTAATCGTGATCGTAATACCAGTTGGGTATTAGGTGACTCGGGTGGATTCCAGATTGGTAAAGGTGTTTGGCCCGCTGACTGGAAAGATCCTAACTGTCCTAAAGCCGCATTAAAGCGTAAACAAGTTCTTACTTGGATGGATACGCTAATGGATTATGGTATGGGTCTTGATATTCCTGCATGGGTTGCTCGTAGTCCTGCAGGACGTGCGGCTACTGGTATTAGTACATATAACGAAGCAGTGCAAGGCACGTTTATTAATAATGAATATTTTATTAACAATCGTAATGGCAACTGTAAGTTTTTAAATGTTCTACAAGGCGAGAACCATGCTGATGCGGAAGGTTGGTATCAGCACATGAAGAAATATTCGGATCCAACAATCTATGGCGACCGTGCATTTAACGGTTGGGGTATGGGTGGACAGAATATGTGTGATATCCACTTAGTACTTAAACGTCTAGTAGCACTACGCTTTGATGGCTTGTTAGAAAAAGGTCATCAAGACTGGATGCACTTTTTAGGTACTAGTAAGTTAGAGTGGGCTGTTCTATTAACAGACATTCAACGTGCTGTACGTAAACATCATAATAGTCAGTTTACTATCAGCTTTGACTGTGCAAGTCCATTCTTAGCAACTGCTAATGGGCAGATTTATATTAACACCGAAACAGACGATCGTACTAAATGGGTCTATCGTATGCAAGCGTCAGCTGATGATAAAAAGTATGCCACTGATACCAGATTATTTAAAGATGCTGTACTACAAGACAAGATATTTGAAAAATTTGAATCAAGTCCAATCATTGATCAAATGCAAATGAAAGATATTTGTATCTATAAGCCAGGCGACCTAAATAAGAATGGTAAAGAAGGTCGTACTAGTTGGGATAGTTTTAGCTATGCACTAATGATGGGACATAATGTTTGGATGCATATCAATGCGGTACAGGAAGCCAATCGACAATATGATTTGGGCAAATTGCCATCCATGTTAGTTGACGAACGCTTTGATAGAGTGTATTATAAGGACATAGTAGAAGCAATATTTTCAACCAGTGATAGAGGCATTGCCGATGCTGTTGTAGAAGAATACAGCAGATACTGGATGAGTATTATTGGTACTAGAGGCGCAACAGGTAAAAAGACTGTAAATGCACAAACACATGCAGACATACATTTTGAAATCGAAGCTAACCTAGAACCAGAAAAGAAAGCCAAAGTTGAACCTAAAGAAATTATACTTAACCCGAGTTTATTTGAATGAAACGTGATTACACAGATGGCGTAAGTGAAGCAGTAAACTTCTTCATTGGCAATGAAGTTGAGCATACCCCTGCGTTTGGCATGCGTACATTATTTGTAACAGGCGTTCATAACGAACAAGTTATTGAACACTTGTTGAATGATGAGAATTCTTATACAGATACTAGTAAACACATTAAACACATTTTCTTTGGAGCTAATCATAGTTTTAATCCTGCATTTAATGATTATGTAGGTTGGAAAAGCTGGGAAGATATGATCGCATATTTCTTAGATCGAGACTATCTATGCTCATTAGATATCCCATTAAGTGCAGTAGAAGAGTTTCACGATGGTGGGTTAAACGATTATGCAAACTTTATTCCACAAATCCGTGTTCCAATTCCTTATATTAAATTATGGAATTATAATACAATGCTTAAA